TGTGCCGCTAGCAATGTAAACCGTGTTGGTTGTCTGGTCGGGCGGCAGAAGGTCAACGTTTTGTGCTGCAGGCACTCCGCGAACTTGTAATAATCCGGTTGGCGTGTCATACGGTTGATAGACTGTAGCCGATGCCCCTGGAATCTCTGAAAACGGCGAATCGCCGTCATACCATTCGCCAAGCTCAAACTCGCCAACGCCTATGAACATCACCTCACGGAAAATCCGCTTGCTGTCTGCGTTGTAGACGTAGTATGACGGCTGGGCAAAATACGGATAGCTAACGACTGTTCCGAATATCTCAGGGATGGCTTTATTTAATCCGTGCGCGTTTTGCGCTGCGTTTAGCTGGTTGTTGCTGCCTTCGCTATCGCCTATGTTTGGGATGTCAGGAATAAGCGATGTTAAGTAAAGTCCGAGCGCGACCGATGCGCCGATGATGGCAACAAGAACCCACCCAGTTATTTCAATACCTTGTGGACGCAACACGATAACAACTTGGTCGAACTCGCCAATCGTAATATCCAAGGCAGCGTCGACATCCTCAAGCGGCGTATCTACTGTGGTCACTAGCGGATTGCCGTTAAGCATGATATGCGCGTGCAGCCCGTCAAACGCGCTCGGCTGCGTATCGATAAGCCATTGCAGCAGATTGCCGTTGTGTGTAAACCGCTCGGCGTTTGTGATGCGCGAAGGGTCGCGCTGAATGATAATCTGAGCCATTATACCGCCAGCATGTGATAAGTGATTCGTCCGCCATAGAAGCGCTCTAAGACGCGCACCGCATCGACCGCGACTTGCCCCTTGTCATTGGTGCCGCGAGCGTGCACCGCATGTAATCCAGCCCCGCGAAGGTCAAACACTCGGCCAACATGCGCCAATGTCCCTGTAGCTGAATACGCGCAAAACACCGCGCCGTCTTGCGCCTTGTCGACTTGCTGCCAATGACCGCTGACCTTTTCAGCTTCACCAGCAACCTCAATCGGTGCGCCTAAGTCATAACCTGTGACAACCGGAATTTCTGTGTCGTCCACTCGACGAAACGAGTCTACAACCAATCCCCAGCAATCAAAAGTATCAGGGCCAGAAGTGCGATCACGCCAAGGCTTGCCAACAACAGCATTTGTCCACTCAATTCTATCCATCAAATTAAACCCCCTTCACCTGGGAAGCGCTCAGGAGTGCAAACATCAAGCACCGGTCTGTCGCTAGGGTTATCCTGCTCGACGCGAATAACAACGCCATCCGCTGTCATTGTGATTGAGCGAATGAATAACCGCAACACAAAAACAGGCTCCGCGCCGTCAAGGTATTCTCGAAACACCACCTCACCAACCTGAGCGCGAGCTGTGCCGCGAATGCCTTTAAGCACTTGCTTTACATTGGTTCCGACGCGACCAAGCTGTAAATCGGCTTGCACGATGTTGTCATTTTGCTCCGGCTGCTGAAACTCAAACGCACCACCAAGAAACTCGACTGACTCGCCTGCGTTTCGAGGTGCGGACGCTTCAAGCGTAAAGTTTTTAGGGTCGATTCGACCGCTAACGTAACGCATCAGCACGCCGCTCGGATGGTAAATCTCAATCGTGCGGTATTGCCTAATGCGCTCTTTTGATGCAAAAAATCTGCGCCGTGTCGTCATGCTGTGCGGTTCCCTGCGGTTGTGTTGCGCGTAATAGCAGAATGCACCTTGCCGCGATTGGCAATATCACCGGTCACAATATCAAGGATAAATCGCCGGTCTTGCTCGCTCCATCGTGACTGCGTGACCTCAGCTTGTCCGCCGTAATTGGTGATGTTGATGATTGGCGCGTTTTGTGTAGCGCCACCGCCGCGAGCCTCTGCCATCAGTTGGTTGTATGGCGTGATTCGACCGCCACCGCTGCCGTTTGGTGTAAACAACTCAGGGCCGCGCTCACCGACTAGATAAGGCGTGTTGCCCATCACCTGACCGCCTAATGCTCGGCCGAACGTCTCACCGATTGCTTGGCCTGCCATGATGCCGACAGACGCATAACCAAGACCACGAATTAAGTTAGAGTACGGCAAGCCTGCTACGGGGCCAAGGCCAATTGGTGGCGGGGCTAAAGCCGCTGCCGCTGCCGTTTCTGTAGATATTACAGCCTGCGCGATGGCTGTTGCCTTGTACGCGAGAAACGCCGCTTTATACAGTGCGTTCTCTTTACCTTTAGAGCTTGCGATTACATCCAGCAGATTGCCAGCGAATGAGGCGGTAAACCCTAGGACGTCCTGCTGCACTGCATATTGAGCCTGTGCCTGTGCCTGTGCTGAGCGGTTTACAATCTCGGCTTTTGCGTCCTCGTGCGCTTGCAACGCTGCAAGCTCTGCTGCGTCTGCCGCCGCCTTGTCAGCGCCTTCCGTTGCTCGGTATTCGCGGATCACATCAAGCCGCGCTTGCAGCTGCTGTTTTAGCTGCTCTTCTTGGTCGAACTGACCTTGCAATCCAGTAAACGCATCACGCGCCGATTGTTGCCGCGCCAAGTCGCTAAGCTCTTCTTCGGCAAGTGCGCGAAGCTCGGCTGCGGCTTGCTTGGCGGCTGCTGTCTCATCCTTTTTAGATTGGATAACGGTTTTTGCTGCTTGCCGTTGCGCCTGCTCCAGCTCGTAGACGCGGGTAATGCTGGATGCTATTGACGGGTCTAACTTTGACACGTCACCGTTTGCGGTTGCGATTGCTGCGGAGTAAAGTCTTGCGGCAAGCTCGCCTTGGGTTAAAGCGATTTCCTGCACCTTTAGCTGCTCTGAAAGCCGTTCTGATGCGGTTTTTGTTTCGCCTGTTTTTGTGATCACATCGTCAAGGCTGTTTGTACCTAGACCTGTTTGGGATATTTCATTGACCTTTTCCAGCTTGAGCTTGATTTTTTCAAGGTTTTCTTCCGCATCAACCAGCGCAAACCTTGCGTCACGCCATGCCTTCGTATACTGCTCGCCTGACTTGACGAATTTTGATGATGGGCCGAAGGTTCCTATGTCTTTTAGTTCAGCACTAAGACTTGCGACAAGCTCTACCGCCTTTTCATACTCAGTGTTCAGCTTGCCAAGCTCAGACCTTGCCAAGTCAGCGCGGTTGGCTAAATCCACTTGGTCGAATTTCTTTTGTATTTCATCTAGGAATTTCTGAACGCCCTCGGGCAACTTCTCGGCTTCCGAGCGCACATCTTTCAGGCTCATTAGTAGCGGACCGGCAATGGCTGCTGCGACAGAAATAACCGCACCTATAAGCGGCACTCCCAAGACAAAACCCAAGTCAGCCGCTTGCTGTGAAAACGCGACAAGTGCAGACTGACCGCCTTGAACCTGTCCGACAAATTGCTGAATCTGAATGCCTGCCTGACCTGCGCGCTTGCCAAGCCCCCCAAGAGCTGAGCTTGCATTGTCTGCGCCCTTCTGGACTGTCGAACCTTGAGCCGCCAACGCTTTCAGGTCTTGCGTTGCTGTCCTGACTTGCGAGCTGTCCGCGATGATTTCAATTGATGCTGTTGCCACTGATTAGCTCCGAATCCGTTTTAATCATTATAGCTGCAAGTCAGCGCCGATTGATAGGATTAGCTCAACCTCTCGCGGCTCAGGCTCGATTTGCATCAGCTCAAAATAGGCTTTTAGCGTCGCAATGTCGAATCCGTGCCGCGATAGGTCGCAAATCCACTTCCACAGGTAGCCAAGCTCAGATGGGAATGGAGGAAGTTTCGATTCCTCGAACTCCTTCTTAAGCTGCTTGCTCAGTTGCGCGTAGTGGTCTTTGCGCGAGGTTTTGCTTCCTTCTGAGATTGGTTCGCTGAGCCATCGCTGCTTTTTGGCGTATTCGCGGAGTCGCTCTCCGCTTTCGTAAAAAAACTGATTCGGCTCGATGCTCGTTTGTCGATAAAGTTAACAAGCGTTTGCGGCCAATGTTTGACTGCTTGAATCTTGTTTTCCATCGTGCAAGGCGTATTGAAAGACCATGCGCCAATCAAGCACGCCATAGCGCCGTGATTGATTTCGTCAACGTTTGCCTTGCCTGATGCGGCTTTGCGGCTCAGGTCAAGCACAGTCTTTTTGAACGTGTCAGAATCGGTCGAATAGATGTCTAACCATTGACCATCAAGCGAAATCTCTTTGCCGCCAATACGCAAAGACTGACCATCAAGCGAAATTCGGTCTAGCTCGTTTGCAACGTCAGATACAAATAAATCGGAAATGTCCATAAATCACTCCATCAGTGTGGCATCAGTTGGAATGCGGCAACAGGTTGATGAATCCTGCTTTCGGTGGCGAACCTAGCCGCATGAATCGGTATTATGCTGGAGTGCGGGTGATCACGATGTTGCTACCAGCACCGGCGTTATACAGCGCTTGGAATGGCATTGATAACGAAATGGAGCCTTCACCACTAACATCTGGCTGTCCGCCGGTGTACTTGATAGTCGGAAGGCTGATTTCGTACTGGTCGCCAGCTTCATTAACTAGTACCAAGTCAAGGCTTGATGCTGTCTCGTTAACAAATTTGTTCAGCATGGTCATGTTTTCAAAATAGACTGTTGCCGTGCCGGTGATGTTGCTACGCCCGATAGTTGACTCTGCCGCCACTTTCGAGCCGACAACAAATGACTGCTCGATACTGTTTTCAAGCGATAGCTCAACAGAGGTCACAGAGCCGATTGGCGAGCCGCCCTCCGAGATGGTGCCGCTAAACGAGTCAAACGGGCAGCCGCCTTGTGCAGTCGCATACGTCGAGCCTGCAATCTGAGTGTTTGATGGGTCTTGGTCAACACCAACAAAACCGATGGTGCCCGTTACTACAGCGTTCGGCGCGATAGATAACGATAAATTGTTAACTTCACAGCCTGTATATCGAATACGGGTTGAAATATCGCTAAAGAAGCGTTCTACAGTAAATGAACGGCGAACTGTGCCGACCTTTAACACGTTTGCCGTCCATGTGCCGCACGTTGCCGCCTCTAGCATATCGTCAAAGTCAGCCCACACGAACTCAATTGATGCATCACCACCAACTTGTCGATTGCCGTGACGGTAGCAAGCAATTTGCCGGTCTTGGCGGATTTCTTCGGATTGGATTGAGTCTTTGCTAAGACCAAGCGTGATGCCTGTGTTGCGCAATGGTTTAAATGCCGGTGTTGCCGGTGTTGTGCCTTTTGTGACCTCTGCCACGTAAAAGGCACCGTGATTCGATCCTGATGCAAAAGCCATGTTAAAAACTCCGTGTGGTGTAACTGGTAAACTCTACGCTAATCAGCATGTGATTCCATGCGTCATCTGCGTTGCCTGGCGATACTGCCGCCGATTTAATTCTAACACATTGTCCGCCATGCGTAAGCTCTGCGCCTGAGCCAATCAAAGCCTTAACGCTTGCAGCAATATCGTATGATGTCAGAATGCCTGACAGCTTTGGCGTGAATACGTCAACCTGCAAAAAGCCTTGGTTCTCATTATATCCGCCAGAGCCTAGCGTGACTTGATTGTCACCAATAATCGGCTGGTTAAATCGAATCCAAGGCGTTGTAGGCATCGCCCAATCAGACTGATTTGGCCAGTTGATAGGAATACCGACAGGCTCAAGCGCTGTCGATAGCGCTAGGTAAATCTCTTTATCAGCCATTCTTGCCCTCGAACTTTTTGACCGTTTGCGGCCATGTTAGCACGATGTCTTGAATCCATCCATTACCACGCTGAGCCGACCAACCTTCGCTAAGGCGCTTCATATATGGCAGATTACTATATAGTGTGGTTGATTGCGGGATGCGGTTAATGTCGCTGACGGTTAAACTCAGCTTAACTGTGCCAATTGCGCCGTCGTTTGTGCTTCCGACAAGCCAGCTACGCTGAGCCTGACCTTTGTCGAATGGCGTTGCAATTACAATGCGGTTAAACACGTCGATAACGGATTTCCGATACTGGCTATCAAGCAGGTTTTCCGCCTCTGTTACTGCCGAAACAAGCTCTTTAGCGAAATCCGGCTTGGCCATTAGATGGCTCTCAGGAATAGTTTGACAGTCGCGCCAGCAGTGTCACCAATGGCAGACAGTACGCGCCAGTTTCTACCGTCAAACGCCACCTTAGCGCCGACTGGCGGAATTTGGTCGGCTGTGCGCGTGTATACCGCTGAAATGTCAGTTATTTCAAGTCCGAGAGATTGATATTCTTTAAAGTCGATTGCGGCAGGGATGGCTTGATAAGTAGCTGTTGTTTGCCCTGTCGTTGTCTCGGTAGCTGGGTTATACGTGCCGCCATACGTCAGCGTTAACGTTTTGCGGAATTCGGCAAACTCATCGTTAATTAGTTCGTCGGCTAGGTCTTGAAACTCGCTAGGATGCGTCGCCATGTTTAGCCCCGCAGCAAATAGGAGCCTGTCACGGCTAGAAATCCCCGCAGCAGCTTATCAAGCTCAGGAGTGCGCGGCTTGGTTGTCGGCATAGCTGAGGTATCGAAGGTTTGCGACTTACTGCCAACGCCTGATAGAGACTTGCTTTCGCTTGTGACCAGTTTGCCGGTCAGCGCGGATTCGTCTAGCGTTAATCGCCCAGCTTGTTGCATCTCGCAGGC